TCATTGGTGGAGTCATTGGTGGTATGTCTGGAATTTCAGGAATATTAATATCTTCCATTGGTGGAATTGGTGGCATCATTTCTTCTGGTCTAAAGAAATCTTCTGAACGCCTTATACCTGGCCCAAAACCAATATCTTCTAGGGGTGGTATTGGTGGTTTTGGTGGTATTAGCAAATCTTCTTCTATAAAGAAATCATCTGGTAATGGCGGCATAATGCCTGGCCCATAACCATAATCTTGCACAGGTGGAACAACTGGAACATCTGGAACATCTGGAACACTAATTTTTTCTTGTTTTAATGAATCTAACATATCTTGAATACCAGAAAAATCAAAAGGTTTATATTTTCCTAGAATGTCTGATTCCAAAGACCTATTGTTGTTATTAATAGCCCAATGACTATCTAATAAATTTCCAGACAAAAAATCTTGTGGGGGAAGATTTCGCCAATGATGTCGCCAGTCATCTAAAAAAGTTATGTTATCTCCTCTACCGCCACCAATAACATTATCTGGAAGTTGTGAATAGTCTGGTGGATTTACAGCATCGCCACCTGGTAAAAATGATGGATCATCTGGAATTGCTGGAACTGTTGAAACAACTGGAATATTTAAGTCTGCTTGCGTATAACCTTGTGGCATAGCAGCTGAATAGCTAATACCTGGTGCAATCATGTTGGGTACATTCTCTCCACCAGCTATTGATTGTGCATAGTTTAAACCACTTGTATAAGTTGGATCGGATTTTTGATTTAATAGTCCTAGCATATTTTTCCTAGTTTGTTGTAGTTTAGCAAAGATTTAAACCTCATGCCATTCTTTACCTTCAAATAATAAAGCCTCAGCCTCTCTTCTTCTTACCAACCCTTGTAAAACCTTTCCACCAGCTTTGTTCCATCTTTTTATTTGTGCTGGTATATCATTCCAGTCTGGGTGTGAGGTATTTAAAACTTTTAATAAAGTTGAACTTTTTAAGTTAGCTGGCCCAAGATTAAATACCCATGAAACCATAGCATCAAATTCGTTTTGTTTTAAATCGGTTTCAACCAAGTCATTTATATAGCCTTCGTATTCTTCCATTTCGTGTAATAACAATTCATCAGCTTCTTCTTGGGTAATGGTATCACCCTCTTTTACACCTTTGGTAGATCCATAGCCTATTGTCCAAACTCCTGCCGCACATTTATATGCCTCTAGCTCGCAACCCTCAAACTTTTTAATTAGGGATAAACCCTCTTTTGATATTTTCATGTTACTCCTTTTTGTCGCTGGAGTTAGATGCTCCAAAATAGAATGAAATAATCGCACTTGCCAATCCTCCTAAATAACCAAGCACCAAATTAATTAACGCTTCGCTGTTTTGCTCTGGTGGTTGTAATGTTACTAAAAATATATAACCAAGAAATCCACCTATGGTAGCAATACCAATAATTCTAGCAGTCCAATCTTTGCTAAACATACCTCTAGCATTTTGCTTGTCTTGCGTTTCTAATTTAAAAACATCAACATCAAGTTCTTTCATTTGAACTTCAAACTCTTGTTCAGCCTTTTTAAGTTCAAGCATTTGTTCTGGAGTTGCGTTTTGGATTGCTTGTTGTATGGATTTTTGATCGTTAGATACGCCTAGCACTTCTGCTATCTTACCCATAGCCATTCCACCTAAAGGCCCACTAATTGCTGTGCCTAATGTTGGTGCAACAGCACCTACTATATTTTTTAAAATACCTTTCATAAAATCACCGTTACTATTGCAATAGATAAAGCGCCAATAAAGCCAAACACTCCAAATGTTGCCATTTTAATAGTGTTATTAATTGCTGCTATTTCTTCTTTTATATCTGCAAATTCATTAAAGGCTGTTTTCCAGCGTTCTTCGTTTTCTTTTTTTGAAACCGCCAAGTCGGCAGCTACATGGCTTGCTGTTATTCTTTTCGTGGTCATATAATTGTATAGATTTTTAAATATTTTGATTTTCCTTTAACCTTAATAGATTTTAGTGATTTTAACTCAAAATCGCAATTTTTTGCAGTATTTTCACCAATTAGTATATCAACACCAACATCTTTAGTTGCTGACTCTAATCTTGCTGCGGTGTTTACACAATCACCAATAGCTGAATAATCAAACCTAGTATCACTACCCATATTACCAATAACAGCCTCACCCGTATTTACCCCTATGCCAATTTTTAACGGTATATCAGTAGTTTGCATATCTTCTTGTATCTTTTTTGCTGCAAGTATTGCTTGGTTTTGATGCTCTGGTAAATCAATAGGAGCATTAAATATAGCCATCATTGCATCGCCTATGTATTTATCAACCATGCCTCCATACTCTTGAACTGCATTAGATTGAATCGTTAAAGATTGATTCATTAATTCAGTAACTTGCTCTGGTTCTAATCTTTCTGATAAAGAGGTAAACCCTCTGACATCTGTAAATAAAAATGTTGCTTCTTTTTTCTCACCACCAAGTTTTAATAAACTTGGATTATCTTGTAATTGTTTTACCTGGCGTGGATCTAAATAATGTTCAAACTGTTTTTTAATTTGTTGTCGTAATTTATATTGTTTTTGGTAATTAAGATAGAAAGAAATCGTTGCAGTTATGATTTGTGATACAAAAGTCCATGAAAAATCAATTAAAAAGCCCTTTTGAACGCTAAAAACGCCAGAGAGGCCCGTAGTGAGCAAGATAATTCCAAGTATACCTGCGCCCTTAACTACACTCAAAGAATTGATTGTGAGCCACACCAGCGACACAAATATTCCAAAAATCAAAATTTCGGCTGCCAAGTGCCAATTTGGAATATATGGAGAGTTTTCTATCAAAATTGACTCAGATAATGCTGCTTGAATCTTATGTGGTTCTAATAAACCAGTTGGAGTTGCAATTTGAGGCATGACTCCATTTGCAGTAACACCTACAAAAACAAACTTACCCGCAACATCCATTTCTTGTAATGTAGTTTCTGGAGTATCAACCCAAGAAATCCACTTACGCCCAAGACTATCTGTTTTTACTGGTGGTAATCCTTTAACTCTAATTTCTTCTATCCCAAGTTCATTAGTTTTAATGACATAAGTTTTTGCATTAACCAATGATTTTAAAACCTCAGTTCCAAAGGCAGGAACATATCCATCTGGAGTTCTAAGTAGTAATGGTATTTTTCTAACTAGGTTATCTACATCGGTTGGTGCGGTAGCTATACCCTCTTGGGCATGAGTTGTTAATATTTCTATATTTTTTACAACACCGCTAGTTAGCATCCCACCAACATCATCACCAAGAATTACCGTTCCAGTTGTTTTTGGATATTTACCATTTGGCGTTTCAAACATTGCCAATATAGATGTGCCGTATTTTAATGACTCTGAAAAATAATAATCCCCGCCAGTACGATCAGGTTGTGGGAAAGATATAACCCAACCAACTCCAACAGCTCCTTTTGCAATTATGTCGCTGTGAATTTCTCCAAGTCTTTTTCTTGGAAGCGGCCAACCACCCTCATTGGTTATATCTTCTTCAGTTATATTTAATATGGTGAAATAACCAGATGGCTCATGTTTGGGTACAAGATAATCAAAAACTTTTAATTTTAATATTTCTGTTGGAGTGCTTTGGAATACTAGGGGGAGTGCTAGTATTATAAGTATAGGTAATAATAGTTTATTCATTTTATTTTAGTTTCAGCTTCTACAATATATTCTTTTATATCTACCAACCACGCCTTCAGTCTATTTGCTTGCTTTAAATGAAATTCTTTTTTATCTTTCTTTGCAATCGCCTGGTCATAATGAAAATCAATAATATGCAAAATTACAGCAATAGCATCTTGGTAAGGCATCCGAACCAAAGAAGAAAAGGATCTTTTTACATTGTTTTTCATTAATCGCTTTGAGTAATAGTGATAACACTTTCGCTGCCTCCGTTGACTTTAATTATATTTGAAATGCCATCTTGTATCAAAATAACCGTATAGGCATTACTACCATCCAAATCTATTCTTACACTTTCATTTACTTCCCTTCTTAAACTTACAACATTACCTGTAATTAAAGCTGTTATTTGTGTGTCAGGATCTTTACCCAGAGAAGTACCACTAATTTGGGTGCTAGTTGCTTGTGCCAACTTATCTTCTTCATCTGCTACCGCTAGGGCATCAAGCACATTTAATAAATCTTCCAGGTAATTTACATCAAGATAATTTATATCTAGTTCAGTAAACTCTAGCTCATCTTCTAAAAAATCCTCTGCAAGATAATCAATATCTAAATCGTTAAAGTCTAAAACGCTATCTGTCTGATTTGCCGTTGTTTCTTCCTCTATAACCACATCTTCTTTTGGTGGGGTAACAATTAACATATTGTCTATAACATCTAGGGTTAAATCTAATATAACTGGTTTAGTTGGTGCTGATTCAAACACGCTTACCGTAGTTGCTTGATAGGGTTTGTTTAAAGTAACAGTTCCCATGCCCGTAGTTACCAATATTTCGCCACTAGATAGACCATATTTATCAGGCAATAAAATAATTAAACTGCGCCCAAGCTCATCAACTGTCGCAGTAAAATCAGTACCACGAATAGCTATGTTTGCGGTGGGAGTTTTAAGGGTAATGTTTTGTTTATCTATACGGTTTAGATTGCCTGTGATAAACCTGGCCGTACCAAGTCCAAAGGTAAGGGCCATCTTTGCTTTACTTGGATCAGGATCGTAGATGTATTCATCTATTAGAAGTTGAGAGTGTTCGGTTAGCTTTACGGTTGAATTATCAAGAAAAGTAATAGCCATACGACCATCTTTGGTTATAGCCTCATCATTGCTTTGTATCGCAAACTTTAAATTAGCTTCGTAAGGTTTATCTCTTACTATTTGTGCTGAACCATTTAGCTCAGATACATCACCAATATCAGCAACCGAGACTTGTGCCTTGATCGTTTTGAATGACACAAACAGTAGAAGCAGAAGTGCCAGAAACGGATATGATTTTAAGCCAGTCATTGTCTTGGGTACTCAGTTGTTGAATATTAAAGTTTCTTGAACCACCAGTATGATCTAACCAAAAATATCCACCTGCTGAAGCATTAACACCAGTACCAGTATAAGTAACTGCGTTATCAGAACCATCTATATCCATATAGTTGGTTGCTCCATCAATGTTAATATTTGATGTAACTGTGTTATTAGAACCTTGAATAATCCAATCTAAATTAAGCGAAGCTGCTAATGCTGTAGTACCTTGATTTAAAGTAAAAGTATTGCTGCTTCCTGTAACTGCTATGTTGTGGTCAGAGCCATCTGAACTATAGGTATTAGTTGGATCTACTTGAATGGTAAATGCGTTAGTACCACCAGTAAAATTATATAAACCTGTAAAATTATCAGCGTTTATATCTCCTAGAAACTTGTTAGTTGCACCAATCATATTGATGTCAAGTGTCATGCTATTACCATCTAAATCAAAAGCGGTTAAACTGCCTGCTGTTGAGTTTAAGCCACCAATAATATTAGATATACCTAGTTGTTCTAGGTCTATATTAGCTCCAGTACCAGATTGATCTACATATATTTCGTTATCAGCCGCGTATGTTGTCAATGCAGTCAGCATCACAATCAGGCTCATTAATTTCAATTTTTTCATTTTTTAATTCTACTCCTTCATTATTATTTTGTAAAACCCAATAGCCTTTTTCATAGCCTGTTTTTATTATTTCTAACACGCCACCCT